TATAGAAATGAGGGTAGAATAATTAATAGTGATAAAGTTGAGAGAGGAATAATTGATGAGGATGGAATGCCAGGTCCTGATACAAGAACAACAGATACAATCGCTGCTGGTAATACCCCACCAAGAACAGGATTTTCATCATCTAACCCTGATGTAAGTGCTTTACCAGTCTATGTAGATGAAGTTAAGGGTAAATTAATTAGAAAGCCTGTATTGGCTTCATTACCTTTATTTGAAGATAAAGAAGATGCTGAAGCCTTAGCTTTAGTGATGGGATGTAAAGGTTCCCATACACATAGTTATGGTGATAAGATTCTTTATATGCCGTGTGAAAAACATCCTGAAAACGAAGATTTTGCTGAGGTTGGACCAAGAGGTGGTATTAGAAAAAGTGAGAAAGCTCCAAAGAGTGATACACCAAATAAAAACCCTCAAGGTGAAGGAACTGCTAAAGGTGACGCTAGTGGTAAGCGTGGTGCAAAAGTAACCGAAGAACAAGAGAAAACACTACAAAAAAAAGTTGATGACTTCAACGAAAAAGAAAGTAATACCAAAAATGGTAGAGCCACTTTAGGAGCTTTAAAATCAGTATTTCAAAGAGGATTAGGAGCTTTTAATGTATCACACTCACCAAAAGTTCAATCAAGTGAACAATGGGCTTACGCAAGAGTTAATGCGTTTTTATATCTATTAAAAAATGGTAGACCTGAAAACCCTAAATATAATACCGATTATGACCTGTTACCAAAAGACCATCCAAAGGCAGAAAAGATGTCTATGGATTTTGATATAGATTTAGAAGATGAGGATTATGTTGATGATGATTTTAATAGTTATGATGATTACCCTGAACTTATTCGTAAGAATGCACAATCAGCATTAGATTGGATTGAGAAGACAGGTAATCCTAACGATTGTATGACTCAAGTAGGTAAGGTAAGAGCTCAACAATTAGCTCAAGGAAAACCTATCTCAATTGAGACAGTTAAAAGAATGAAAGCCTATATCTCAAGACATAAGGTAGATTTGGAAACAAGTAAGTCGTATGAAGATGGATGTGGTAAATTAGCAATGGATGCTTGGGGTGGAGTTGAAGCCTTGCCTTGGGTTGAAAGAACTATAGAACAATATGAAAATATGTCATCTGAAGAAGAAATGACCTTTTCAGTATTCAATGCAGAACAAAGATTAGTCGTTGGACCAGCAATGATACCTGATAAGATGATTATCAGAAGAAATGAGATTACTGGTGAAATATATTATGTCTATTTTACAGCTGAGACGATTAAAAAACTACAACAAAAATTTATGCAAGAAAAGTTATTGGATAAAACCAATATTGAACACGGCAGAAAGTTCTTAAGTGGAGTTGATGTTGTTGAAAGTTGGATTGTTGAAGACTCTAAATTAGACAAACAACAAGTATTCGGTATGGATTACCCTAAAGGAACTTGGATGATATCTATGAAGGTAAACAACGATGATACTTGGGATAAAGTAAAAGACGGAAAACTTAAAGGATTTTCAGTTCAAGGGTATTTTATGGAGAAGGCTAAGTTTAGTTCAGTATCCAACGAAATACTTAAAGAAATAAAACAAATATTAAAAGACGTAAGATGACATACCAAGATGCAATAAAAAAAATAAATAGGTTGTTGGGCCTATATAAATTTAATTCATACAAAATAGCTGAAACAGGAGAAGAAATCATTTCTGAAGGTGAATTAGCCGTAGGAGAGCCTATTTATGTAATAACAAGTAATGGTCAACTACCTGCTCCAGATGGAGAGTATGAATTAGAGGATACCACCAAAATAAAAATTGAAGACGGAAAAGTCAAAGAATTAAAATACGATATGGAAAACGAATCACTAAGCTTCACAGAAGCTACAATGAAAGATGGAACTGTTTTAAAATCACCTACTTTTGATTTGGGTGAAGATGTATCAGTAGTTGGAACTGACGGCAACGAAACTCCTGCACCAGACGGAGAGCATGAAATAGCTCTTAAGGATAGTGAAGGTGAAGAAGTTGTTATCAGAATTGTAACTAAGGATGGCAAAATCACTGAAAGAGAAAATGTTGAGGAAAAAGACCCTGAAGCTCTTAAAAAAGAAGAAGAGATGGGAATGGTTCCTGAATTATCAATAGGTAATGATGAAACAGAAGAAGACTTTAAAAAAACTATTATGGAAAAAATTGATACCATGATGGCTAAAATGGAAGAAATGGCTTCTAACTATGAAGACATGAAAACTAAAGTTGCTAAGTTCTCTAAGGAACCTGCGGGTGAACCTGTTAGACAAGCAAAAAACATGATTAACGAATTTAACGCAGCTAAGGATGATTACATTTCTCAGTTAGTTAAGGTAAGAAGAAGCACTTACACAAAATAAACAAAATAAAACTAAATAAAACAAAAATTATGGCAAACAAAAAATATGACTTTAATTTTAACTTATCATCTTTGGCTACTTATACAGACCAAGTTGGTGGTGAATTAATCAGAAGAGCTATTCTTGAAGGTGAAACTGCGAAAATTATAAAAGTTCAACCTGGTGTCGTAGGTACACAAGCAATCAACTTGCTTAACTCAAACCTATATGTTCAAGAAGGTACTTGCGGATGGGAAGCATCTGGAGATACTATCTACACTCAAAGAAACATTACTACTTGTCAATACAAGGTGAATGAATCTCTTTGTCCTCGTGACCTAAATGATTACTGGTTAGGACAATTATTACAACCTGGTTCTTATAATGAATCGGTTCCATTTGAAGAACAAATTTCAATCTTAAAAACTCAACAAATATCTCAATATTGTGAGAATTTGATTTGGCAAGCTTCTTCAGCTACAACTTGTTTCTCAGGATTGAAACAATTAGTAGCTCAATTAGGTACAGGAACTACTACAGTAACTGGTGGTATCGTTGTAACAGGTCAAACTGCACTCGCTTCAGCAACTGCACTAGCACAAGTTGATGCTTTGATTGAGAAAATTCCTGATGATGTTGTTAACAGAACTGACTGGGTTGTGTTTATGTCTCACGCTAATTATCGTAAGTACTTAATCAACTACAGAACAGCTAACTATTTTCACTATAGTCCTGAATCTTCTTATGAAGACTTCAAAACATTCCACCCTGCTACTAACATCTTAGTTCACCCTGTTGGAGGTTTGAATGGTTCTAACTTATTAATGTTAGCTCCAGCTGGTTATGTGGTATTAGGTGTAAACTTAATGTCAGATGCTGAAACATTGAAAATGTGGTACGCATATGACTTTGACGAAGTTAGATTGAGAAGTAACTTTAACTTAGGTGTGCAAATTGCATGGCCTGAGTTCGTTATCACTAACGGATTATCATAAACTAAACTTAAAATAAAAAAATAAAATTATGAGTTTTTCATCTTGTTTTACAACTGCAAACATCTGTAAAGGATGTAGAGATGCAGTAGGTGGTATTAAGCAGGTTTACATCGTTGCGGGATGCGTAACTGGTGTTACTGAAAATGCTGACCAAGAAATATTGACAGTAGGTGCCACTGGCGGAACTGTTTACACATATCAAGTAGAAAAAAATACATCTAATTTTGTTGAAAACATCCAAGCGAGTTTAGAAAATGGTACCGTAGTATATAACCAACAAGTGAACCTAGTGTTCTTAAAGTTGCAACAATCTACGAGAAATCAAATTAAATTACTTGCTCAAAACACTAATATGAAAGTGTTTGTTGAGACAAATGAAGGTAGTATATTCTACTTAGGAGAAGATTTCGGTATGGCTTTATCAAGTGGTACCGCAGAATCAGGAACCGCATTTGCAGATAGAAATGGATACACATTGTTATTAGAAGGCTTTGAAAAAGAGCCAGCTAAGAAACTTGCGGGTTCATTAACATCTACACTTGTAGGTTTATCATTATCAAGTTGTCCTTGTTAATAAAATATAAAGTAAGAAGGGGGAGACTATCTCCCCTTTTTTTTAGCCAATTGAATTTATGAAAAATTTTAAAAAAGGAAAAAGCGATAGTAAAACTTGGGGTGTATTAGGTAAACAAGAAACCTTTTACGCGCCTACTCATTTTATGGGTGAAAAAGTTCCATTAAATGCTAATCCTTTGGAATCTTGGGATTATAAGAAATCTCGTTATAGAAGAGTTGACTTGGTACCAAAGAATGATGGACAACAAGGTGGTGTAGTCCCACAAGGAACACCAGTAACACCAACTCCATCTGCTACTTCTGTTACACCAACTCCGACTCCTACTAATACACCTACTCCTACTGTTACACCAACCTTAACTCCAACGAATACTCCTACGAGTACATTAACACCAACTCCGACTAATACTGAAACTCCTACCAATACACCAACTCCGACTGTTACACCAAGTTCTACACCATTAATTCCTACAAGTAATTTACAACATTGGTATATTTCAACCAATTCTGTTAGTGTATCGTCTTGGACTAATTTAGGTTTATTAGGTAGTTCATTATCTGCTTCAGTTCCAAATCAACCAGCTTTGGTCACATCATCATTAGGTTCTTATTCAGGACAAGCTGTTGAGTTTACTGGTTCAGATGAAATGGGTGGTTCATTTAGTTCAACATCATATTCTGGTGTTACTTCATTTGCAGTTGTTAAATGGAAAAATGCTGGAACTTACGCTGGAATTTATAATAGTGCATTTACATCA